TACCCGTTCTATCCATTTTTGGAGCCAGGTATTATCAGCTGTTTTTCCTAATATAGTAGTAATAGAAGGATAAGCACCGTCAGGGGTAAAATAAGTTCTGCCAGACTTAAGAGTTTCAGTTTCAACATCAGTCAGATAATTGTATTTCATGTAAGTCTTCTTTCTTATTAACTATAGGCTTACCTTTTGCATTTAAACTTGTATTTATAAGAATTGGATAACCATATTGTCTTGTAATTTCTAAAATTTTATATAAATAAGCCTGAGAGCCTGTAATATGTTGTAATCTAGCGGTATTATCGTGAGTCTTAAAATTAGATTTCTCTTTTATACCAGCTACAAATAACATATGTGGACAAGCTTTGTATATTATACCAGCTACAAATAACATATGTGGACAAGCTTTGTATATATTAAAAAAGTCATTAGCTTCCTTGTCTTGAATAATAGGTGCATAAGGTCGCCAAGAATCGTTCTCTCTATTTTTAATTTTATTTAATCTGTCTATTGTACTATCTATAGGAGCACATAGCAAGGTTCTATTTCCCAAAGCTCTAGGTCCAAACTCAGCTCGACCATGAATAATTGGTATTATATCACCTTTAATAAGTTTATCTGCTGCTTCGTCTGCCTGTAGATGCTCATAGTCCTCATATCCTAAAAATGCATTTTCCCATACAGGTCTTTCAATAAGAGCAGCTGCGCCTAAAGAAGCACCAGCATCTCCTGCTGCAGGTTGTATAGCTATATCATTAAACAAAGTGTAACGCATTAAGTGTGAATTAGTAACACAGTTAAGAGCGCAACCGCCTGAGTAAGCTAAATTAGTCTTTCCAGTTTCTTTATATAGCCAATTAGCTAAGTTAACCACAACATCTGTAAAAACAGACTGAACTGAAGCAGCTATATCCCAATCTAAAACACCCGAACCTACGCCACGAGTAAGATCATGTAGTAAAGTGTAATCACCTTCTTGAACATTTATAAATTTATCTTTTATAAAATTAGCCCATTTTGGAGTACCATATCCTGCTGCTGCCATAACTTGAGACTCACCGCTGAGTGGTTTAAAACCCAATAAACGAGTAGCAGTTGAATAAAAAAGCCCAAGAGAATTGGGATAACGGAACCTTTTGATCCACGTAATTTTGCCATTTTCATATACTCCTAAAGATGTTGAAAATTTACCACCAACAGTATCTATCACCATTACAGCGCAGTCTTCCCAGTCAGTCATAAGAATAGAACTCATAGCATGAGCACTATGATGATCAACTAAAACAGGTTCTGCTTTAGTGATTTTTTTAATATCAGTTTTAAACTGTTTATAGGTACTTTCTTCATAGAAAGCAGCTATCTCCCAGTCCTCATAACAATTTTGTAACCATCTAATTGTATTATTTGGAAAAGAGTTATCGTATTTTTTACGAGTAAACCTCTCTTCGTGAGCGGCTCCTTGTATAAATTTATTTTTTAATGATGCAGCTGCACTATCGTGATGATAGCAGCTTACTCCTAGTATCTTCATCAAAGTACCTATTAAATATATTAGTTAAATCTTTTTTCGTTTTAGTAGAATAATTAGGTTCATCAACAAAATCAACAAATGCCCATCTACGATTATCTACAATAGGTTGTATACGATGAACCATAAAGCAAGGAAATAATAGTGTTTTTCCAGGTTTAGGATATATTCTAACTAAAATCTCTTCTGGTTCAGGCGCAGAAAAATCGGTTTGCTCAACTCGATTTCCTTTAGGGTTCCAAGATCCAATCTCAAAAGGCTTACCCTCAGTTAAGTAAACTAGATGTGACCAAAAGCGCCCAGGACGAGAAGTTGTTAATCGACGTTCCGCAAAGTCTAAATTATCAAAGTGCCATTCATAACCTTCTCCAGGTTTTAAAAGAATGGCAACTTTACCTGCAAAATCACATCTCCATTGATGCCCGTGATTTATATAATTTTTTTCGCAATATTTTACTATATCACTTGCTCGTCTAGCTATCGTCTCATTAAATCCGATTTCAACTGCGTCGGACCAGCCATCTTTAATGTAATCTTCCATCTATCGTATATCTCCGATGCTAATATAGGTGCAAACTTAATATGACCCTGTTGATTCATATGTCCTTGAGGACCTAAGTTTCCATCTTTTTTAGCAAAATCTCTCAAATTGAAATCCCAAATACAAGGATGTCCTGTAAACCAGATATGCTCTAAAGTATGAGGTCTATAAATAGGTATGAGCATTAAATTATCTCTAGTAGCATCACCCAATACCGCTTTAATAAACAAAGCATTAATTCTATTATACCAAGGCATTTTAGTCAGCTTCTTAAACCACAAATCTCTTACTAACTTACCGTATGGATCATTAGGTCCTAAAGGATAGGGTAGTAAATAACGGCCAGCACCTGTTGGGTCAACTCTGTGATGGTGGCCAATTAGCCAAATTACTTTAAATCTGTTGACAAGATTGTTATCAATAATGTATTCTGCTTGTGCATCTAAAGTAATTCCAGGAATTTCCCATCGGTTTTTTAAACCGAGTATATTATAAGCAGGTACGGGTGCTTCATCACAAGGTATAGACCATGAATTTCCAACTACAAATATTTCTTCGCTCATGTTAATAGTTTCCTGTGGCGATAGTTTTACTCAGGGAGAAGGACTCTCTGATCAAAAGCAGTGTTACCCCTATTTAGTACAAAATAAGTTTAAAGCTGATTTAAAGAACCTAGCTCAAAGTGGCGCTTCTGAATATCTTATTACAGCACAAGTTGAAGAAGCTGTCAAGTTAAAACCTGATTTAATACTTATCGGTCACACGAATGAATATCGGTGGCAAGTGTGGGATTTTAGAAATAATCAGTGGCAGGGATTTATAGTAGCAAATCATGTGCTACAGAATGAAAAATATTATAGAAATTGGACATTATCGGAACAAATATTGGATAATAAACGTAAGAATACAAAAGAGCATAGAGCAGCTTGGCACGCTGCAGGAATGCTATATTTTTCTGAAGAAGAGGTAGTAAAAAGAATGTGGAGCGGAGCAGTAGCAAAACAAATAATAAGTACAAAAGGAATAAAAACTATTCATCACTGTTGTTTTCCTCATTTACAGCCACAATTAGAAGAATTAACTGAAGATTACATTAAGTTTCATTTAGACTTAGAAAAACATAAAGATTTTGCACCTGATAACTCTCATGCAGGTGCTAAAAGTCATCAAAAATTAAGTGATTTAATTATGTTGGCTCTGGGAGAAGGATTCGAACCTCCACGATAAATAATTTGCCGTCATCTATCACACGAGAAACAATCGTGCGTGTCTACCGTTTCACCATCCCAGAGTATTCATTACCCTAGATTAAGGGTATTAATCTTGTTAATCTTTTCCAGCGCAGGAATCATACGTGTAATACCTATTCCACCACCTACTCTTTGAAAGAAATCAAACTCTAAAAAATTCTCTAGTTCTGCTTCTACACGTTCTTTGCCGAATAATTTGTATAGTAATTCACTATACTCTCCATCTACAATACTATGAAACGTATCTCTCATCATATCAACATCACATGAACGTTCTGCTGATCCAATAGTTTCCATACCACCTAAGATAACATCCATCTTTTTAGCAGTATTGCCGTCATCATTTCTTGCCATGTTCCAGAAAGGGCTTGTTAGTTCAGGAAAGTTTGTGATAATAGTTTGACCAAATTCTGCTTCCATCTTTAGTTCGTGTTCTGCTTCCATTTCTACGTCAGCACTTAAACCAAAATGTTGTTGCCATTCAGCATATGTCTTTTCTGTAAGTTTTCCAAAGCCTAAGTAATCACATAGTTCATACTCCATTGCTTTTAGATCGTCTACGTTACCTGGCATCTCAAATTCAAACATTGGAAATATTATGTCGTGTCTACCTGGTATTGCATTTGGTTCTTGTCTGTACGAAGTGGAGACACAAAAAAAGCCCTTACTAGAGGGCCGACTTAAGAGCTCATGCTCTAACCACATTTGTCCAGTTTGAGGTAGTGGCCAAACTTGACTTGCATAATTATATGTTGCTACGTTAAAGGGATCTTCACATGCTGCTAAGATAGAAAGTCTATTTTGAGTATGTACTTCAAGGAATCCTTTTTCCAAAAAAAATGACCTTAAAAGGCCAACTGTTTCTGTAAATTTATTCGGGTCTATTAATTGAGTCATTTTTTCTCCTTTTTTTGCTCAAAAAAAATATGGCTAAAGACTTAGCTTTTCACATTTCAAATAGAATAACAAAAAGCTAAGTCAATGTCAATAAAAATTTAAACTTTATGAGCAGGCTGCTACAAAGTCTTTGATTTCTTCCCACTTCTCTTCTTCTTCAGAGAGATTTTCTTTTCTTACTATCGTTGCTACTTTAGTAATTGTTGCAACAGGGATTCCATACTCTTCTTTAATGTCTTTCTTGAGTGACGCAATTTGATCTCTCATAGCTTCTATTTGAATCATTAAATCAACGATTCTTGATATTTCTGCTTTTAGTTCAGTTTTAAGTGCTGCTTCCATTGTTTCCCTCTATAATTTTAAATGTTTCTCTTACTTTAGTTGGTATTTTTCTGATGAGTTTTTCTTCTTGTAGATGCTTAATAATTTGAGCAAAAAGTTTCTGTGCGATTTCAGCTGAGTGTCTGACATTTTTATCCGCTAAATTTTCAATAACAATTTTTTGGTTAATTATATTGAGAGCGGTTACTAAATTTGCGGAGCCTATAGCTCTACTCCCCTTAAAATCTCCCTCATCTCTTAAACTTACTAGCTCATAAGTGTCGTTTGCCCACATCTGTTGTTCCTCATCATCGAAAACTTCAATAGGCATTCCTTTTAGTATATTCCATACTAGTTGCACATGATGGTTCTTCAAGGCTTGCTCCCTTCGGTCGCACGCTTCGCGTAGTATTAAGATGCGATCCAATCATCGCGGTGTGGATTTGCATAAAACCAAGACAAAGCTATTTCGATGCGTTTAGACGCATCTTTGGCGTGTATTGCGTCAACAAACTCACGTTTGAAGCTTAGCCACGGATTTCGTAGCGTTTTCACAGGCTTGATATCAGGTATGCCACGCTGATTCCAATGATTGCAACGTTTAGCGAAAGCTCCCTCAGCGTTAAGTGTACGCGTTGTCTCTCCGAGACGGCGCTTAAGTGTCTCATACAGCTCGTTAAAAGCATCGCTTTTTTCGCTGTCACTAATCTGTGAGATGCAGATTCGCCTTGCGTTTCTTACTAAGTCACGGTAGGCATTCTTTGAAACTAGCTTAAAATACATTTATAATCTCCTATTAATAGCATAGTTTATGGGTGTGTGCAAACTAAAATTTTGAACATTAACAAGCACGGTGAAAATCATCTATTTTTCTTATCTAAATCAAACAAAATACGGGTTCGTACTGCGTTCATCTGATAAGGTAACTCTTTAAGTCTAATAAAGTGCAGATAAGCTGCTTCAAATTTTCTAAACACTGGCGAATACAAGTCGTCATAACAGTATGATGAGGTATAGTAAGGCTCACTAAGTGTACCATCATCTTGCATAATTTTCCAAAGATATTCATCGCAGTGTTTCATTCTATCTAAGAGGCGTAATACAAAGCCTCTCACTTCATCTTCGTTAGGTGTTAAATTTAAGTGTTTTACTAAATTCATATATTCATCATAAAACATATTATAATCATGAGAGAAGAGTTTTCTATAATCTAAATGATACTCTGCATTAAATGATTTATAATCTAAAGACTCATATTGAGCAGGGTTCATTCCATATTGTCGAGCTTCTCTAAAGCCTTCTTCACAATCTGTTACCACTAGTTTTGGTAAGCTAACTTCATTCATCTGCTCATTGCCATGATGTAGCAATGTGAAGCGCATCCCTGGATTCGATAATGCACGCGTTTGAAACACATCACCTTTATCTATAAGTAAATCTTCATCATGCAAAAATAGTCCGCCATGCACTCTTCGATACATTCCTAATAGTGCTTGTTTACGAGTGAATTGTTCTTCACTTATTGCTCTATCAGGTCCAAAGTGGTCTACACTCTCAGGCCAAGTTAGTGGAGAAGTTACAGGTATGTTGTCATAGGATAAGTCACAATCAGTTATATGCCAATAAAATTCTTTATGAGAACTGATAATCCTGCCTATCGCATTCCCGTGGTGATGTGGCGGAAATACGATTAATAAGTACGACTTAGGCAGTTGATTGAGTAACTTTATACATTCACTATTCATTAGAAAAAAGGATCTAACATTTTAGGTGTTTGGTAAGTTTTTCCGTCTTTCCAAAACTCTCTTTCATTAAACCATCTATATCGCCTATGTTGTTTCCACAATGCGTTAATACGATGTACTGCGGCATCATAATAGTCATGATGAGGTGCATAAACAATATCTAGTCTTGAGGCAGCTTCTTCCATCCACTCATGGGTTAACCAAGGTTGCCAACGAGCAATATTTTCTGCTTCATCTATAGTTCTTCTTACACTCCAGTCAGAGTAACCGATTTTTGATAATACTGTTCTTTTTGCTTTAGCCATAAAATCTCCCTTATTTATGATTAATTATATAAAATATTTAAGCTACAATCAAGCGCTTTGTAAAAGTACTTGCTAAAACAGTGTATTTTTATATAATTAGGTATGAGTAACACAATCAACTTTTGCGGCGATTCATTTAACTAAAGAAAATAATGTTAAACTAGCTAACTCTCTTTATGAATTGTTAGCTTGAGCAGTTACTGAGGTTATATGATTGTAGTGGTCAACAATATCAACAAGGTACCGAGCTGCAAAGAACTCTCCGTGAGT